CACCAATCAAAGGAATGTTAAACGTCGTAGCGTAGCCATATTGGCTCAAGGTTGAGGTCTTGAGCGCGTTGGTTGGCTAGGGTTTTGCAAGATTTCCTCCCGGTTGCCTTAGGGCGTAATTTCCGGTACATAATCTTGTAGTGATGAGTGAAGTGAAAGTGCCAGGCACATTGGATGCAATTTTTACGCATGGGTTGCGTCCATTGTGCGGTAAATGTGATCACAAGTCGCTAAGTCCTTTAAGATCACCAATCAAAGGAATGTTAAACGTCACCGCTGTAGTGAACGTCAAGTACTCTTGTGACAAATGCACGTCTTGGTTTGATAGACTTTTAGGCAGTTGCATGTCAGTGGTTAGACCAACTCGAGTGTATCTACCATATAAGGTATATATGACCATGGTAGATAATGCTAATCTGAAATTGATGACAGATAAGCATAAGGTACACTCAGTGATGTCCCACTGTGTCAGGAACTTCGGCGAGTTCGAGGATTTTGAAAAGAACTGTTTCGTCGGAGCTAAGGGTCAGGCTCAGCTAGCGCGCCTAAAATTAGGTTTGCGCGGGTGGATTGTTCAATTTATTAACAGTGAACAAAATGACGTAAATTCTGGATGTTTTAGTGTTGGTGAAGAATTGGAGCCATTTAGCGTCTATGATGATGAAGATTTACCAGAGGAGTCCATTACATCTAACACGCCTGCTGTGATTGCACGCGTCTTAGATCTCCAGCAAGAACAAGAGAGACTTATCGAGAACTCTCCAAGCCCAGACATGGTAAATTTACCACAGTCAGAGGCTCAACCCGATGATTTGTTACCGGGTGGGAGTTTGAACGCTCAGGATGTCAATATCGTGGAGCAGGAACGTCTTGAAGAATTGGCTGGGGAGGAGCAACAGAATAGTGGCGTTGCATTTATATCTCCAATCGTCGATAACATGGTGTGCCACGCCAACAGCGTTAGTAATATAATCGATGCTACGAACCGTCGTGTTCTAGCACCTGATGATGATAAGCGTAACTTCAGACCAAACAGGAAATTGAGGAAACGCTTTGATGAAGCTGTCCAGGCCATCATTACCAATGTGTTGACACCTCAGGCTATTCTAGATGAGGTCAACAACACTGAAGGAATGAACAGCTGGAAGAGTAAGGCGTGGTCCGGGAAACGTTTTGAAAATGCTTTAGAAGCGTTAATGTTCAATCCGGACTACCGGTACACCGCACAGATCAAGTTTGAGGGGGCAGTCGACAAGGGCAAGGCCCCCCGACTTATCACGAACACGGGTGAATCAAACCAAGTAATTGATTGTGTAGTAGTTGGCATATTCGAGAAGTTGATAAGTGAGTACTTCAATTTGCACAACATCAAGCACAAGGACAACACCGAAAGGTCGAAGTTGCTTCTTGGTATGAATAATAAGGGTTCAGTGTTCGTTGAAGGAGATGGGTCATCTTGGGATACCTGTATCGGAGACGATCTCAAGATGAATTCTGAGAATCTAATGCTTAACCATATTTATAAGCATTTACTCAAGCCCATCGAATTGGACTGGGAAGCATGGTCAAAAGCAAAGAGTCGTAGTCCTGTCGCCGCAGGCGAACGTGGCTCCTCGGATGTTTATGGCCATACTGAGACGCACAAATGCAAGTTCAAGATTGCATGCAAGAAGAGGAGGGAAAAGGGTTTGAAACCGTTAGTAATGACCTTGGACTTTACCTTCAGGGAGTCTGGAGCGAAGATTACTAGTATAGGAAACTATATTGAAAACCTCGTCTGCTGGCTTGCAATCACTTGCAAACATCCTAGGGATGTGATTAAAGCGTCAAAGAAGGACATCCAAGTCAAGTATATCTGTGCGTTTGATGATAAATGGCACACGATGAGCTTCATTTTCGAAGGTGATGACTCATTATTGGCATTGCCCAGACATTTGCATACCGATACACGTCAGTACAAGAATGGTAAGGAAGGTAGCAAATTTAGTGAGGAAATTGTCAAGGCATGGGCATCTTTGGGATTCAAAATGAAGTTGAAATTCGTGACAGGTGAAAATGGAGATGAATTCGTGGAGTTCTGTGGGAACCACTACCTCGTACGTGATGGTCAGATGGTCGAGGGCATTCAAATGCCAGACCTAGATAGGAGTGTTAAAGGAGGTACCACCACGACATGTAAGGACGCCCAAATCAATAAGGAGGTGCGAGGTGCCGTGCGTAAGTCTGCGAATTATGCACGTGCAAGTAATTATGTGCCTGTGTATCAGCCTGCAGCGATGCATTTTGCAGGTATTGCGAGGAACACTTCGGATTGTACAGGGGTGATCGACGAGAAGACTCGCAGGAATATGTGTTACACTAACGGACACGCACATTATAATGAAGCACCAATGGCCACAGGAGAAGAATTCGAAGAACACTTCGATAGCATGGCTGCCGAACCAAGTTATTATCATGGCAGAGAGATTACCGCAGAGAGATTGGCTATTGTAACATCATCTGGTACTTCACTTAGCTTACCACTTTTGTCCGGTTCTTCAGGTTTGTCAGTTGACGAAACTGCAGGAACTGCGGCAGCACATTCATATTCCACTCACGGCAAGAAGGAGTAGGTCCAACGCGACTCCTTGCCGATGTACATATCATGGCATCGCCGCCGTGGTGGCCCAAAAGGGAGCCATGATGGTGATAATTTTCAAGATTGCAATGTATAGTCGCTCTGAATCATTATCTCACGTTTCAAGAGCGGATTGTTTGTAGAGTATTTTGCGCGCAACGCGCTTAAGACCTCTTGCGTTTGACTCACGCATAGAACCACCCACGTGCCGTCATGTAGTAAATGTTTAGCGGTACAGTAAGCTGTCGCAGCAGCGTTAGGTCGACTTAGATGTGGAATAAAAGTTGATCGGGGGACCTTATACCTCCGTGGGCGAGCAGCACTCGCCACGTAGAGCCTGGTACGTTGACAATACGTTCACGGTGAGAGGTGCACACTATCCCGCCCCGGGGTTGAAATTTGGCTAGTTTCGTGAAAGTGTGCATGGCAACAACATAATTGCGGTATCAACCGCGTGTTTCCTTCTAAAGCACGCGGAGTGAGCTGGTCATGTACTCGCTTGTCGAGTGCGCGCATCTTAATAGAGCGCGTTTGAAATTTCCTTGTGCGCAGATGTGTTGCGCGGCACCTGAATGCGTAGATGGTGTGAGTCGTAAACAAGGATTGGGATTGCATGGTTGGTAAGGTTGGAAGCCCCAAATGGTTACGGATACTTTGCAGTAAATACTGCAATTTTCAATCGGGGATCTGCAGGTGGAAAGGGTTGTAAGAGGTGCACGAGTGTACCCATCCCACGCTAAATCGCGCTAACTAATTGTGTTAGGGAGGGCAGCAGATGTAGATATACCTTTAGCTAAGGTGAACAAACAATCGACGCGCTTTTCGCGTCCGCAATCATAACATATTTTAGTCGTCTTCTTTCGTCTTTATTATGCCGAACAACAAACAAGGAAAGAAACGTGTCAAGTCCAAGAGGAATGGGAATCGCCGGTCTGCCCCACGCGCAGCCAGGCTTGAAGGCATCGTCCCCTATACGACTTCGACAGTTCCTTCGGCTTTTCCGAAAGCACGTCCTCAGCCGCATGTCAAGCTCGATCTCCGAGCCTTCGATGCGACGCATCCGATGCATATGTCACTGCCTCGTGCTGTTGCTGAGTACACAACGATCCGCGTCACGCGGTCACTCAGTAGCACAAACAAGTTGATGATATTTAGTGCTTTTCAGCACAATCAAAGTACAGGGCATGACTATCAACCGTGCTGGATGAACACTTGCGCAGTAGGTACTGACACTATGAACATATCTCCAAGCGATTCAGGTTGGGATTTATTCAATATGCCTACTATGCCGTCAAGTTACGCTCAAATTTCTCCAGCCGCATTGACAGTGCAGGTTATGAACGGGAATGCATTGCAGACAACAAGTGGTATAACTTACGTTGGTAGATCCAAAACCAATTTGCAGTACGGCGGCCGCCAATTACCTGCCGTTAGTGCAGATGGCGTATCCGCGCAGGATATAGCAAATGATTTCGTAAGTTATATGGCACCTCGCATTTGTTCTAATCCTAAACTGGCGTTGCGCGGTGTGAAAGTGGACTCATATCCGTTAAATATGGCTCAGTTGTCAAATTTCACCTTGGTGGATCGACAAACTGACGTATATTCCGGATCTGATTGGCCACAGTCGATTAATCCAGGAGGATTCGCACCTATCATTGTATACAATGAAAGTGGAGCAAACTTGAGCTATTTGGTGACTATGGAGTTGCGAGTACGATTCGATCTTACGAATCCGGCGTCCGCAGGCCACGTCTACCATCCGTCTACTCCACTCGCTGTTTGCGACAGGTTGGTGCATGCAGCAGCGATGGAGAGTGGCATGCAATGTGTGAAGGATATCGCCGCCGTGGTGGCCCAAAAGGGAGCCAAGATGGCGATGGAATACATAGAATCGTTTTAAGTAAGTATAATTTAGGCAGGAAGTTAACGCCCCACAAAGTTTGGGGAAGTCTAATAGTGGTCGTTAATATCTATTAGGCGCACGATAGGTGGAGTTGTGGTTTAGGTCGTCAAAAGCCTGCTTCTCGGTTCCTG